CAGAAACAATATGATCAACTGGATCAAAAAACTTTTTAAAAAGAAACCATCTGCAAAGGACATGCAGAACAGTAGTGAGCCGTGGGTCAATGTTATCAAGGCTAATCTTGATCCAAACAATCCAAAGCAGGGATTCTTTGAATTGGAATGGAACCCTGCATTTGTCAAGCACCTGATTGCACATGGCTACTATGGCCCTACTGCCGAAGATATTGTGGATCAGTGGTTTACTGAGCTTTGCCGCAATATTAGTATGGACCAAATTGCTGACAGTAGCTTTATTGCTGATGCTGCACGAGTTACTACTAACCAAAAGACCAAACACCAACTCTAAAAGTCGTTGACTTTTCCTACAATACAGGATATACTCACAATATGAGCTATCTTCTCGTTGACGCTGCCAATCTGTTCTTTCGCGCACGCCATGTGATTCGCACTGGCGATGCTGAAGAACGTGTAGCCATGAGCTACCATATCATTCTTGCTTCTGTTCTTAAGCAGTGGCGAGACCGTCAGGGCCAGCATGTGGTCTTTTGTTTTGAAGGCCGCAGTTGGCGTAAGGATGTTTATCTTCCTTACAAGGCAAATCGTACCGAAGCTCGTAGTGCAATGACACCACGCGAGCAGGAAGAAGACGAGCTGTTTTGGAAAAGCTTTGACGAGTTTAAAACCTATCTTGAAACACGAACCAATGTCACTGTACTGCGTCATCAGTCAGTGGAAGCAGACGACCTGATTGCAAGGTGGATTGATCTACATCCAAATCACAATCACGTTATTGTCAGCAGTGACAGCGACTTTGAGCAGCTGATTGCCGCCAACGTAAAGATCTACAATGGCATTGCTGGTGTTCTTACCACTGACAGTGGCTACTATGACGACAAGGGTCGTGCAGTAGTTGATAAGAAAACCAAGGAAGTCAAGCCAGCGCCCAACCCTGAATGGATGCTGTTTGAAAAGTGTATGCGCGGTGATACCAGTGACAATGTGTTTTCTGCATTTCCTGGTGTAAGAACACGCGGTAGCAAAAACAAGGTTGGTCTTGAAGAAGCATTTGCTGATCGCACAAACCGCGGGTTCATGTGGAACAATCTTATGCTGCAACGCTGGACTGATCACAATGGTGTTGAGCATTTGGTTAAGGACTGCTATGAGCGTAATCGCAGTATTATTGACCTGCGAGCGCAGCCTGATGCAATTAAAACTATTCTTGACGAAACTATTGCACAGGCAGTACAGCAGCCTAAGAAGCCCAATGTAGGGCCGCATTTTATGAAGTTCTGCGGCAAATACAACATGCAAAAGGCTGTTGAAAATGCACAGGCGCACACAGACTGGCTAAGTGCGGTATATTCCTAAAAATCTACCAAAATAAAGCATATTTTAATTTGTCTGGCTCATAAATACTATTGTCATGAGCAGACCAAAACCAACCATACTTCTTAGTAATGTAAACCAGCGATCGTATAAAGCTGAAGAAGTTCTAAGCGCCGACGCAATTTATGCTGTCTTTTATCAAGACAAGCCTATCAATCTGCGTACACTCAACAGCCTTGTTTCCTATCCTGGTCCTAAGTATAAGAAAGTAAGCTTTAGCAACCCTGGCCATGCTTTTAATCTTGCTGACCGCTTAAACAAAACATTTAAAACTACAGAGTTCAGTGTAGTTGAACTCAAGCAAGGTCGTAAAATCAGCGAGCATGGACTTAGCACTAAAATTATCTGATTATCTCAAAGATCAAAATAAGACAGAAGTCTGGGCTGGTGTTGAAGTAACGCCTTATAGCCTATTCAAAAACTACAGACCAGGACAACTAAGAGGACTGCGTCTTACTCCATTTGGTTGGGAACTGATGCGCGATCATTTTCGCTATTGGAGTTATCAAACACCAGCAGGTTGGAAACCAAAACCTAATCACCTAATAGGATTGCAACACTGCCTTGATTGGCCATATTACTTTGGACACAATTATCTTAGGCTGTTTGGCGAACAGGATGCAGTTGAACTTCGTTTGGTAAATGACGATGTGCTGATTTGGTTAGATGGTTTAGCGCGGCGCGCACAAGGTAAGATTTAATTACCTTGCACCAAGGCGCTGATTGACCACATCCCAATTGATTATTCGCCAGTGGTTTTCCAAATACTTCTTCTTGTCTGCTTGATAGTCTAATGCCCAGGCATGTTCCCACCAGTCAATTAACAACGCAATACGATCAGCATTACCAGTTAGATTGTGATTGACAATAGTACGAATGTTTCCAGACGAATCAACAAAGATCCAACCACTGCCCTGTATAGACATTGCTTCTTTTGCCACAGCTTCTTTGAACTTGTCGAAAGATCCAAACTTACGCTCAATTAGTTCTTTGCTGGCGCCGGCGGGCTTGTTGTTGTTTGCAGGCTCTTTAAGACCTGAAAAGAAGATATTGTGTAGTACTGCACCATTGTGATTAAACTTAGTGTCGCCTTCACCTTTGTTATAGCGATCAACATATGCGCGAGCCAGCTTTCCGTAATGATAGTCCAGTGTGTCCTTGCTCATAACTGGATCAAGTTCTTCGCGAGTGTAGGGCAATGGCTCTTGACTAAGCTTAACCTGCTTGCCTTCGACTATTTGTAAAAATCTTCTAATATCTTCC